CATCACCGCGTATGTGTGAACCGGATTGGCCGTCAAACTACGACACAGAATGAATTGTTTAGTAGACGCCAATATCTCATAAGCGTCCCCAATCGTACCGATACTTTTCTCCATGTTTTTCTCCCTTCGCTGAATCATCAGCCTTTTGTCCCCAACCGTTTTCTTCGCTCAGCATTTAGAGCTGTGTTTCTACGCATGATTTCCCTTCTGCTGTGCTTTTTAGGCGGCTGATTTTTAATGTTGCATACCTTGATAAGCGTCAAAAGTCGATTGAGATGCCACTTCTGATACTCAGGAGGTATGTTTAAAGCAATCATCCAATAATAGATAATTTCGGAAGTCACTTGCTCGTTGTTAGGGCCAGTTGCTTTTTCGTTAGAAAAATATGTGGCCGTCATTGGAGCGTTGATGTATGCATTTACCGCATCAACGTTTTCTTGGGTAAGGTTCAGATAAACTTCCGGATTTACATTCTGCGTAATGGCCATACATTTTATATAGTCCAGGGTCTCTTCAAGGGTCTTGTCCTTTTTCGAAAGAAATGGAACACACCATTTTGATTCCCATTTGGCAAGTGAAACAAGAGAGTGCTCCAACTGAAGGGTTTGGCCTTTTCTGTATACGAACTCTTCTTTTTTCTCGTCCCATAGTTCGTCAGAATCTGGTATAATTAGCTGAAGCATAGATACTCTCCCTCTCACTGTTATTTTCTTTATCCATTTGCCTTCGGAGCAATCGCCAGCGGAGGTTCAACTTTGCGATTTGGAAGAACGCCGTTCACAAATGCAGCTGCCTCTTCAGCATTTGTAGCGAGTTCCATATACAGCTTCGAGAAAGCCTCGGTTTCGGTAAATTCGGCAAGAATCTCCGGCGACTTCATAAATCTGCGACCATCGGGACTTTTTACACCATAAGCGTTGCTGATAAACTCCCTGAACACCTTGATGAGCGCAGCCAGATCGTTTGCGTTTACCATCCTCCGAATCATTTCGGTATAGCCTCCGCTGGTACCGATTTCCAAATCTACACACTCTGCTTCCGTGAGGTTAAAATAAAAATCCTCACTTCTCTTGGTTCCGTTATAGTCGACGTACTCAATTGTTTTCTTAATCATTTCTGTTTTCCCCTTTCAAAAAAAAAAGAAGGGAGCCGCGAGTAAAACACTCAAACGGCTCCCAATTTGACAAATATAGTTTAGAAAGTTTACGCCGCGCCAACCAGAGTAACGACCTCGTCAGGAAGCGGCAGTCGCGCTTCTTCCGTATTGCCACCATGCAAGACGGCCTCCAATGCTGCCATCTTTTCAGGGGCAACCTTTGTCGAATCAATGGTCAAGGATGCAGTAGGTGCGAAGCCCTCTACGTTGACCGGGGTTGTACTGACTTCCCACGAGAAAGTGATAGCATCGGGGCTGTCATTGATTGTGTTGTACCCTTTTTCGGAGGGAGCTGCCAGACAGCCATAAATCAAATGCAGCTTATAGCCATGGTCTGCACCTTCGGTGTCGTTACCAATCTTGGTACGATAACTCATGCCGAATACTTCGCGTTTCTGCTGACCAATCATCACGCCGGGAGCAATTTCCGCAGAGCCGTCGCAGACGGCGAATTCGTCAGGATATGTATAAGCCTCGATGGTTGCGCCGAACTCTTCTGCACTCATCAGGTTCAGATATTTGATATTATCGGCATACAGCGGAGACGCTTCTGCCCCGGATGGGCTCTCAGTCACAGCCGTCAGGCCATTCCACGGAACACCGCCGGAATATGGTTTATCTTCAGCAGTCGCATTTGGCTTTTTGTATCGATAAAGAACACCATGGTCAACGCCAGTCTCATAAAGGCGTTTTCCGATTTCGTCCCAAATAAGTTTTGCCATGTAGTTATTCCTCCTTAGAAATAGATAGTAAACGGACTATGATAAAGGTTGTTTGAGACATAAGGAGACCCCTCTCGGCAGTAGACGAAGTGCATATACACATCTGTCGCCAGCTTCCGATCGGGGTCCGTCTCGACAACCACTACATCATAACCCGCCGTATAGGAATATTTTTTGTTGTCAGCAAACCTCGTATCGCCTGCGGACCGCTTATAAATGATGCAGGGATACGAGAGTTTCACCGATTCGGGAGGTTGAAAATACACGTTCTTGCATAAAGCTTGAAACTCTCGCTGCAAGTCAAGGCTGCTGGCCATTGTATACGCCTCCCACGCTTAAAATAAGTCTAGGTCTTTGAACTTCGACGGCTGTTACGTTCCAGAG